CGATGCAGTAGCAACGACCTTGTGCAAGGAGTTTCATCTCGTTCCGTTTGGTTGTTGACAATCTGCGAAGTTTGAACGCAATGTCGGCTTGGTTGAAAGTAGTGCCGTTTTCAACTGAAACATTTGTGGTGTTTGTCATTGATCCGGTTGCTTTCGGTAGCTCATAAGTGTATACATCACCGCTTACTACTGTTGTTGCAGTAACTACACCACTAACAACTGTAAACTTTGATGCAGTCCAACTGATTAGGTGGATGCTTTTGATACCCCCGATTGCTTCTTTGCAATCAAGGGTAAATCCTGATGTTAATAAACAAGGCATCCTATATCAGATTAAAGGGTGAAATAAACGATTTCAGATGGGAAAGCAACCTGAACACCATACTTGAAAGTAAAGCGAACACGAACTTCATCAGCATCTTGAGAATACCACATTTTCACATCTTCTTCTTCGTGAGCCAAATCAGTACCCAAGTAGAAGTTAGACAATGAACCGGCAACCAATTTGTTTGTTCCGTTAAGACCACCAACGGCAATCAACTTCATATTGGTACCTGGATAAACCATTGACATTTCAGTTGCAGCATCAGCCACATAATGAAACAAATTGGCGTTCTTCAAGTTAACCAACATCAACTTGTAAGCATCAACACCCAAGAAACAAACTAAGTCAGTTTTTGAAGCAACTGCACCAGGAATGTTGGCGTAGATTTGATCCAAGATATCATCAATGTTTGCGCTGGTGATTGAAGTGAAAGTTGTTGGTGCAGCGTTTGCCAATACTGGAGAAGCAGCAGCGATGATTTTGTTGAACCCGTCAAAACGGCTTAAGTTAGGGTTACCACTTGTGGTGTCACCTTGCCACATTGCAACTTCCAAAGTTTGTGCAATCACAGCAGCTTTCTCGTTACCAATTTGCTCCTCAAAAGGAACCATTGTTGGTGAACCAGGCATAATTTGTGTTTGCATCCACTTTGCTTCCAAAGTTTTAGGACAAAGAGTTTCTTCAACTTTCACAGCACCAACGGTGATGTTTCTTTGAGTGAAGGTAGTCACACCACTTGGGTTGTACCCACAACCATCAGCTTGGAAGTAGACAGTTGAAGCAAGGATGTTCAAAGATGCAGCAGATTTTACTCCAACTTGCACTTGGTTTGCGGCATACATAGTTGCAGCAGTTTTGTTGCTGAACAATGCTTTTACCAACAGATCAGTTGACTGCTCGTTGGTGTAGGCGGCTAAGGACGATACGGTAAATGACATTTTTTTATTTGTTTAGTGAGTTTTTGAATTTTGCGAGTGCTTCAAACTTGTCGTTTTTCTTGTTTGAAACGGGGATTTTGGTTGGTTCTTCAGCAGGAAGATCAGCAACTTTCTCAATCAAGTCAATTGCTTTGCTCATTGCTTCTTTGTGGGTGTTGTTAGATGCAGTCAATGTTGCAACCTTTGCAGTCAAATCAGCAATGGCAGTTTCCATCTTGGCAACAACTTCGTTGAATGCAGTCATTGTTGCGAATTCTTCGGCAGCAACTTCAACTTCAACTTCAGGTTCAACGATTTCGGTAACAATACCGGCAACAGTAGTTACCAAAGTTCCACCTTCAACTTCGTGAGTTGCATCAGGTGCTGGAATGTTTCCTTCGGCAGTTTGTACGAATACGGCAGTACCTACCATCAATTCGCCTTCCCATTCAATGATTGTGCCATCGGTCAAAGTAGCGGTTGCTAATTCAACGGCAACTGGTTCGTCAGAGAATCCGAGCATTGTGCGGATTTCTTTCAATGTTTCTTTTGCGTTCATTTGTATATTAATTAGTGTTTTGTTTTAAGTGTTGCAATTTTATTTGCCATTCCATTTGGAAAGGATTGATTTCATTTGCTCAAGTAGTTGTTCATCAGCATCAACGGGAAAGTCAAAAACACCTTCAACTGAGAATCCTTTGAACTCACCCGACTTGACCTTTGACCAAACATCTTCGTTGTCAATCAGGTAACTGACAAACCACGAACCATCGGCAACTTCTTCAAATCCCATCGGTGGCATCACGCCTCGTTGTCGGTCAATGATGTATGATTCAAACAAGCTCACGCCATCAGCAATGGGTGTTTTGTGATGTGTATTCACCGCATCATATTTGTTTGACCTTGCCCATTTTTTAGCAATCTTGAAGATGCTCTCCTTGTCAAATACAACATAGTATTCACCACGAATGTCATCTCTGCGATAGATGGGTAAATCAGCAATCATTGCTGCACCGGTTACGATTCTCTTTTCTTCGTCTTGGATTGCAAATGCCATCTTGAATTTCTGACCAATGCTTCCCAATTCTTTCACAACATCAGGATTGTTATCGTAGTGTTTGGAAATCCCAAGTGCTTTGACTTTTTCAACCTTTGCCGTATTGCTTCCAGTTGCAAAGATGTGATCACTCGGAAGATTGATATCAATGTTGTCTTTGGAATCACGAGCAGAAATGACATACACTTCATCACCGTTGTCAATGGCATCTTGAATCATCTTTTTCCCATCAGCAGTTGATCCAACACCATCCCAATCAAAGCTCACTTTCGCAAATGAGAAATGTTGATCCCACATTGAATTGCAGATTGCAACCGCTTGTTCTGATGGTTTGCCTTCGTCAACCACATACTTGATGCACCTGGTTAGGAATTCATCTTTGCTTTCCTTTTGACCAACTTCAACAAATGCAAGAAAGTCCTTTTGTATTGCTGGAGCTTCAACGAACGAAACAAAGTCAAGACCTGTTTCCTCGTCAAATTCGTTGATGTCTAATTTGTATACTGGTAACTTCATCGTTCTTAAATAGCACTATTTTACAACGGATACTTTTCTTGTCATATCCACTCTGCTGCTTGTCCTTCTGATATCTCCTTCCGTCACAAAAACTTTTGTATCAAACCCATTCACGGATGGAAGGGTAGAACTGATATTTGGTGCTGCCATTTGTGGCATTCCTCCACCACCTGATTGTGTTGGCACGGATGGTGCTGATGGTGATTGGAATTTTGTCTTTTTAATTTTTGCCAATTGTGCCAAACCAAACAATGCAGATGCCGTTGCTTGTACAAATGGATATGCCGGAAATACTTTTGTGATTGGACTATCTTGAGCAGTTGTGAATGCGTTCTGAGTTCCTTCAATTGTACTTAGCACAGTTGATGCATATCGCATTGCTTTGCTAATTTCAAATGCTCGTTTTTGAGATGCTTCATCTTTCGTTGCAAACGCATCTGCTAATTCCGTAATTGTGTTAAAATAACCGATTGTTGATGCAATCAATTCTGAATGCTGAGTTTTAATGAATAAACTCAATTTTTCTCTATCGGAGTATTCTTTTTTATATTGACCTTCTTCAAGTACTACTTGTTCTGCCGTTAGTTTTTTAGCAAATTCCGCACTATCATAAATTTTCTTTCTCCTGATGCTATAAGCTAAATCAATAGATTCCAACAATCTTTCTTGTTGCTTCTTAAATTCATCAAGTTCTTTTTTGTTGTTCTCTTTTTGAAGTGCCGCTTGAGCATCTGCAAGTGCTTGTTTTTTTGCTGCATCTGCTTCTTCAATTTTTCTAATTGCTTGACGAGTTTTAATTTCGTCATTGACAAGTTGTTCGCTTTTTAATGTATTTGCTTGTAGCAATCTTCGCAATTGTGCTTCTTCTTCTTTTCCGTGTTGGGTTTGTGTCAATGCTCTACTTTGTGCGATGACTAATAATCGTTTTTGAATCCTATTGTATTCTTCGCTTAACTGATTTTGCTTTGCTTCAATTTCAAGTAGTTCAGATTTCTTGGCTGCCAATTCACCATACAACAACAATTCCCTTTCACGATTCAAATCACGAATACTTTGATTGTATTTATTTTGTTCTTCACGGGCTTTTTTGGTTTCCTCAGAAACCCCCATAATTGCATATTTTATGTCCTTCCAATATGCAACGATAGAACCAAGTGCAACAACAAGTAATCCAATACCAGTTGAACCAATTGCCGCTTTGATGCTATTGAATGCATTCCTTGTGCCGTCAACAATTTCCGAAAAAATTGCCCTAAATTGTTGCTGAATCTTTCCTAAACCTTCAAGACCTTGAGCAAATGCCATTGCCCCTTGCAACTTGATCATTGTCTTTTCAAAGTCCTTTGATTCGTTACCAAACAAAGCCATTGCTCCTTGTGCCGCTGCGAATCCACTCGCCACACCTTGAACAACCGTTTGCAATTTCGCAAACTTATCGGGATTGACCGCTTTCACACGATCATTGAAATCCTCCATTCTATCACGAGCAGATGCAAGTGCTTGTTCTGCTTTCCGTGCTTCAGGTGAGAATTCACCAAACTGCATCACCGCTTGTTGGGCTGCGATGGTTAGTTGTTTTATCTCCGACTTCATTGATTTGAAGTCAGGTTTTTTGATGGTTAAATCAATACTTGCGTTTAGTGGCATTATAGTTTGTTAATTATGAAATAATTTGTTCCATCCGTTGTGAATGTATGTGCTGAATAAATCGGATTTTGTGTGTGCGTATCTGCTCCATCAATCTTGGCAGTTCCAATTGTGTCTATTGTCACTTGGTTTCCACTTGTGATTTTCTTGACGATGAATGTCTTTCCACTCAATCCAGTTGGATCAGGTAAACTAATTGTCACGCTTCCAGCCGTTGTGTCCACCAAGAACATATGATCGTCAGCCGTTGCCGTGTAGTTTGCCGTGATTGTTTTGACCAATCCGCCACTCAGAAAGTTTGGATACATCTCAAAGTTTCCGATGTAGAGTGTATCTGATTTGGTGACTTCAAAGTCATTGCAGACAAGTGCAACGCTTCCGTTTGTGTTGTTGCCAAATACAACATCCGTCAATCCAAGTCCTGAATTGTTGGTGTTGACTGGTGATTGTGCAATCCGTTCACCGACAAAAACTCCGTTACCCGTTCCCGTGCTACCACCAACACTTAGTTTGCGAATACCTGGTCTAATTGGATTGCTTCCGCTTGGATAAATATCACCGTATGTTTCCGTGTTTCCTCCATTGCCTGTTTGACTTCCAACCGTTTTGTTTGTGATGGTTGGTGGAGATATAAATTGAGCAAGGAGAAATTCACATTCATAAACACCTTCATCAGTTGGATTGTAGTCGTTGACTTGATTCAATCTCCAGTATTGTCCTTCAAAGAAATACAAGTTGTTGAATCGTAAATTGTGCCAATCCAATGGAGTGATTCTGAAATAAGCTCGTAGAATCTTGGAGTTCTTATTTGTTATCTCATTAAGAAACCGATAGTAGTAATTTGTGACAAGGTTTGAATTCCCATATTTGTATCCAGCACCAACACCCAATTCTTTTGGCATACCGAATAGAATGTCAAATGTCGGGTTTGCTAATGAATCATAGTGAATCGTCATCGGCAAACTGATTCGCTGAGAATATGCCGTTGGACTTGAATATAATCTCCACGATACACCCGTTTGCAAACCTGAATAATACATTATACGCAAATCTCCATCCTTCTGAGCTTCAACATAACTCAATACAAAATTCCGTTGTTTGTTGTCGTAACTTTTGATCTGAGTCGGTGCAAATACTACATCAATTTTCTTCTCCGTTTTTACAAAGTCATTGTCAACTTTGTATGTCCGTGAGCCATATGTTGATTGATAGAGTTCTTGGTATTCTTTGTTGGTTATATCCCCACCTTCTTTGTAACTGAACACATAAGGGTTTGCATCAAGGTCACCCATCGGAACAATTTCAACCGGTTGTGAATAGTCAAGTTTCTTTGTCCAATCCACATTCACTCCGTTGTAGAATTCATCTCGTGGAACGCATCTCAGCACTTTTGGTTGATCTTGACTTGGTTCAATGTATAGGTTGAACATCTTCACAAATGACATCAGCAAATCAGATTGCTTGACTTCTGAGTTCAAAAAAGTTCCAAAGTCCAATACATCACCATATCCAAACGATGTCGCATTCTGGTCATTCCAAAACGCTGAAGTCATTAATAAACCAAATTGATATGATGCATTTGATAAGTACCCACCAGTTCCGTAATCATAGAACCCTTTGAATGCAATACTCACTTTATCACCGGCATTGACTGTGACTAAACTAAATGTGATGTAAGATGCCGTATTAAAGCCAAAAGTGAACGCACCAATTTGCTCCCAAGTTAGATCAACAATTTTGCCATTGACCAGCAATGCATATTCCATTGTCACATTTGTGAACGAACCGATTGGGGTGATTTGTGCAAACAAGTCGGCATTGAATACATATTGACCTGATGTTGGCACGGTAAATTCACCCGTTGCTGGATTATAGTTTCCACCATTGTCAAAGTTTGCACCAGTTGAATCATCTTGAAAAATCAAGACCGTTCCATTCTGCACTAATTGAGCAGTTGTAATTCGTGACGCTTGGAATTGTCGGTTTGCAATCGTTGTGATATTCAAAGACAATCCGTTCGGTGGAGATATAATCAACCTTTTGAATCGGTCATTGTTAAAGAATGAATCCGATGTATATGAATACCCGGCATTTGAAAAGATTTTGTCAACGATTGTTTTGGCATACAGGCAAGGTGTCATCCCTATGACTGCAAAATCGGTGATGTTGCGAGTATTGGAATACCCTCTATCAATCATCGCATACAAATAACCTTCTCCAAGTGAAAATGCTTGAGTGCTTCCGTTCTTAATAATTGAAGTATCCCACGAATTGATGACTGTGCCACTTGACAAAGTATGGTTGTATTCGCTGAAATCCAACACATTCAGTTTTCGGTCTGCGATGGTCGTGAATAGATCAGCCGTTTGTCCGTGTAGTGAACACTCATATTGGATGTCCGTAGAATCCAGCACATTGATTTGGATCAACCGGATGAATCCTCTGAGCTGCTCAATCTCATCAAGCAAAACAACCACATCCGCTTTCTTGTTCGGGTTGAAATCGGGTGCAAACTGCGTTGTTCCTTGAATTGTTTGTTCAACTTCAAAGATGTGACCGAATAACTTGTTGTTGGCACGGGTACCAGGAATGACAACTGTCTTTGTCCACTCACTTGACCTTGTTTCGGGTGACTTGATGTCGGCAATTGACTTGGAAATCAGAATGTCAAAGTTGTCCGATAGGTCAACTGGTGAGTTATTGACAAGTAACCTGATCATAATCGTTGCGATTTGTCAGCGAATGAAAGTGTAATGTCAAGTTCAAGGTTGAACATCTTGTCTTGTACACCCTTTTTCTGCTCGTATACGGCATTGTCAATGTTGACTGCATACAAAGTGCCGTCATACATATAAACAACGGGTGATTCAATCAAGTCACGCAACCAAACTGATTCCGTGTCATCAATCCAGTTGGAGTTCAACTTGACTTTCTGACTTGCTTTTGTGTGATAGTTTGAACGAGTGCGAACGCTTGTCGCATAACCGTATGTTGCACCGAGTGTGTACGGGTTGGATTGAAATTGCTTTCTCTCCACCTCAAATGTATCTCGTCTAACCATATTGAATCTAAATGAATCAAATCCACCGAGTCGGTTCATAAAGAAGATATCCGTTGTGTCATATTTGGTACACTCGTCTTTGATGTTGATGCGATAGGTTTCTGATTTCACAGTTCCACCCAACTTCAACACCACATCAAAGAATGTCGCTGCACCTGGTATTGTGAGTTGACTTCCCATAGGTATTCTGACCACCTTAGACGAAGGCAATGTGAATGTTTGAGTACTTGCATCGGAGTATGTAATTACAACGCTTGTGGCATCCCCTTTCAAAGCATACAACCAATCCTTCTGAGTGCGATGGATTGAACGAGTGCGGGCATTTGTCAAGAACTTTGCACTTGATGATGTGGCAAGATATTGAGCTTGTGCGTAACTCACCAAATCAATCGGATTTAAGGCAGCGTTCCAAATCGTTCCAGTTGCGGAAGTCAGATTCAAATACTCCGTGATTGTTCCCGTTGCCGATGCTGAATACTCATATCCAAATTGAACGGTATAGTCGCTGAATGATGCGGTGCATCCGCTTGGTGAAGTATCTGCAAAGTTCCAATCATTGCTGACATAACTCTCAAGGATGCGACCAATGTTGAACACACCTTTGTTTGTGCTACCAAAGTAGATTGGTGCTTTCAGTTTGGCAATGGTTGTTGATGCAATCTTGACATCAGCAATGAACTTGAAGTTGTCTTTTGTGTAGATACCACCGCTTGACTCAGTGATCACAAAATTTGTGTCATTGAATCCTGGTGTGTATGAATCGGGTTGTTGGGTGATTGATAGAGCCACGCTAAAAAATAGCCATTTGGCTCATTCGTTTCAAATCATCTCGTTCAGACAAGCGACAATGTAGGGATTGAATCCTTTTCCGGCTGCATCCTCCAATCGTTTCTGCCGTTCCTTTGTCTTGGCTTTGTAGAATGCCATCGCATTTAAGAACTCAATCAACGGCATCTCAAGAATGAAATCCCATTTGGTGCGATCACCTTTGACAATCTTGTCAACTATCTCCAACCAAACTATTGGGCTTTTATCAACTGCTCCGTCATATCCTTCATCTCCGTTGTCAAAGAGCAAAGGATATTTTTCAATAACTCGGGATAAACTTCCAAAAAAAAAAGAGCATAGGTGTATGGAAGTGGAACAGGCAAGTGCATCATCAATGCACATTTGTCTTCATAGTGTGCCTGAGCATCAACGACCTTCTTGTTCCTTCCAAAGAAATCAACCTCCACCGATAGCAAGGCGACAATCTTGTGAAGTGATTCTATCACATCTCCGTTGAATACTTGCTGGAGTTCAATGAAGTGGTGTCCACACATCTCGTTTGGTGTTTTGGCTAATCTGAAATACCGACCACGCAGTTTGAACATAAATTGAATCGGTGCTTTCGGTAGGTCATTGAGAAACGACAACTTTGCAAACTCGGTTGTGAGCTTGTCTAATGTCATTGATTCCACATCATCCATTGAAAGATTCAAAGCGATGGCAAGGATATTCATCTGCCGTTCAAGGTCAGACATATCACGACAAGAGTGGATCTCTTGAAGTTGGTGGATGGTGATATTATTCCAATTCATAGTTTATGCAAAATAAAATGTTCCTGGTCTATTATGTGCTTTGCAATCAACAGCAAGTGCAAGAGCCATCACGCAGTCATCGTGTAGTCCAACGGGTGCAGTATATCGCACACCAGTTCTTGTGTATTCAAATTCAAAGTTTTCCATCTCCGAACCAATCGGTTCTTCAGGAAAGAACACATCCGTTTGTTGAACGGACATCACAAGTCCTTCAATGAGTTGTTGTTTGCTCTGCGATGTGAACTTGAATCCCTTGACTCTTTGACAAAGTCGTTGTAGTTGTTCAACGATAGGATCACCCACGCCAGTTGAATCCACAAACGATGGTGTGTTTCCAATCAGTTTGACAATCCGTGCTTGTGTGACTGACCAATCGGCTTGGAATCGTTCACAACAACAAACACAGTTGTTTGCATCCAGTCCGATAATCACCGTGTAATCCGAATACTTTGCCAAATCTACACCCCACGCAACAACCGGCATTGATGAAATAGGTCGGTAACATTTTCGGATGGCATCCAAGCCAAACGGATTTGATTTGTCATCCGCTGGTTCTGCAAGGTATAATTCACGAAAGACATAATCAGGTAGATCACGCTTCGCTTGTTCAATCTCAGATTCTGAAATGATGCCTTCCCTTGCTGCATCGTATGCTGTGATCTTGAAATACTTGTAGTCGGGTTCTCCTTGCCTTGCTCGTTCACCTAACTTATAGAACCAGTTCTTTTTGCCTTTGACATTCCCTATCAACTTGCACTTGCCTTGTGTAGCAGTCAGCGTTGAACGGAGTGCATACCACGATTCTTCACGCATCCGTGATGCCTCATCAATCACCGCAGCATACACATCATCACCATACAAGTTGTCCGGCTTCTCACCTGACTTAAATTCAATGCGTGATCCAGTTGGCAAGGTCAA